GATTTTAGCTCCCGTATGAGTAAAATACCTTATATTGACTAAAAAGCGAGGCTTATTGTGAAATTGTCAGATTACATGCCAGAGATTCCGGCATTGGCTGCTCAGATGACAGAGCTAAATAGCCAAATCAACCTATTAAGCATGATGAAGGCTACTTCTACTTCCCAAACCCCATCGTTAGGGCTTGATGGGATGATAAATAGCCATCTAAAGTCGCAGATGCACTACCGAGAACAGATGGCAAATGAGCTCTCTCAAATAGCGATGTCGGTAGAAGAAATTAGAGCACCGATTAGCCACATCACTTCTGAAGTATTTAGAAGAGGCTTTGAATGGGCAGCGCTACATGACTCTGCTGATAAAGAACAACTTGTCAATTTCCAATCATTTATGAAGTCATGCAATAATTTTGGCCAATCACTCGAAGAGGTGTTACGGCAATTTCATACAGATATAAACATTTTAGATGATGGGTTTTTGTTTTTAAGCAAAGAATATCATTGTGGAGATGATGGAGTTATTACCAGCCAAATGAAAGAAATTCGTAGATTAAATCCAGCTTTAGTGGAATTTGATCTTGATAGCTCTGGACATCCAAAATGCAGTCACTATATTTGTGTGATTCATAGAGATGCAGTATATGAAAAAGAAGGGGCCTGTGAAGAAAGTGGCTGTGCTTTACCTGTAAGGCCAGCAATGTACTATTTCAAACGCAAAGGTGGAGAACTGCTATATCTCTTGGAATCCGAAATCGTTCATATGTCAAAATTTAACCCATCGGAGACCTACGGTTGGAGCCCCATTCTTACAGTGTTTGAAAAAGCTCTAACTTTAATCGGGATGGATAAAAATTTATATAGATATTTCTATGAACGTAAAGCCCCTGCGTCTATGTTAATGGTAAATACATCTGATCCAGAAGCATTACGCCGTGAAAGAGAACACATAGCCGCCCAAGTTAAGGCAGATCCGAATTTTATCCCTATGGTGGCCGTAAATACACAAGACGGTAGAGGTAGAGTAGAACTTGTACGACTATTCCATACCTTGCAAGAAATGGATTATATGCCTATTAAGGACGAGATTCGTGAGCGGATTGCAGCTATGTGGGGTGTATCACCTGCATGGCAAGGCGCACCAGATGCATTTGGGGGATTATCTAGCCAAACCCAACAATTAGTTGTAATGTCGAGAGTGGTTGAAGCAGATCAGTCAATGTTGCACAACAAAGTGTTCCCAATCTTACTTGAACAGTTTAACATTACTGACTGGTCATTACAGCTTAGGGTTCCAGAAGAAAAAACAGAAGCCACTAAGCTATCCTTCGCACAACAAAGAGTTGCGATGGCAAGTCAACTAAAGAATATGGGTTTTTCTGTCACAATCGCTAATAGCAATGACTTACTAGGGGTACCATTAGAAGATGCGCAATTTGTTGTATCAAACACGGATGAAGAACAAACTCCAATGCTTGAGGAAGGTCCAAAAGAAGTAACTGAGTTTGTTAACCAATTACCAGACCGAGACATAGATGAGTGGGCGGCAGCAAGAGAAGAAAAGGGGGAGAATAAACAATTTGGCTATCGGGGAGTACCCGGTAGACCCTTAAAAGGATCTGAGAAGAAACAAAATGCCAGTTATTGAAAGAGATGGTAACTTTTATTGGGGAAAACAAGGGCCCTTTAGCAGTCGGCAAAAAGCTGAACAGGTAGCACGTGCTGCTTATGCTTCCGGCTATCAAAAAAAGGGGGCTATTGCAAAATTTTTAGTTTTGCAAAAAGGAAAATACTCTAAAGCTGATGTAAACTACGCCGTAGCGACAGATTCACAACTTCAACGTGGTGAAAAGTGTGGTACATGTCAATTCTTTGACTCTGCAAATCAGGCATGTTTAATAGTTGGAGGTTTTATACACGATAATATGTGGTGTATAAAATGGCAACCTATGGACCAAATCCATAAAGAATTCAGCGGTACAGTCTTTACTTCCAGTGACCCAGCAGTATACACTCCCACATACGGAAAATATAAGACAGATAAAACCATATCGGCCAAGGAACGCTTTAAGAGGTTTGCAAAAAAATTAGGTCTGACTGTCAGTGAATGATCTGTGCCCAAAGTGTAAGGGTCATTTAGTATTTAATTTTATCGACAAATCGTTAGAGTGTAGGGTATGTGCCATGACTATTGCATTAAGGAGAGATGTATATGCAGAGCAAGATACCAGAGGAAGCAAAGCCGGACCTCATTCGAAAGAAACTCGCAGGAGCCAGCTGGGTACAACTAGCAGAATGGTTAGAAACTTATTTCGACGTTAAGATCGACCGCACTAACATAGCCCGGTGGTATAACACCGAAATTAACATCCAAAACATCAACCCGGATCTCTTAGAGCAAGACCGTGTTAAAGATCGAATTACGTTAGATGCGCGTATAGCTACTTACAGAGCAAAACTCAATCAAGTAACAAGGCAATATAATGAGCTCCTGAAAAAAGATAGTTCTATGGAATCTTTAATTGCCTCCATTAAACAGAACACTATACCATTTCCTAAACTTGCTTCCGTTAAATATAAAAAACCGACTGGCAAAATAAAAGGGGACTCCCCCCAAATTGTGGTAGCACCTTTATCTGATACGCATATAGGTGAAGTCGTAAATCCTGATCAAATGACTGGCTTAAACCGATACGATATGGAAATCTTCAATAATAGGTTATATGGATGGGCCTCTACTGTTCTAAATCTTGTAAATTTAAAGCGTAACAGTATTCCTATCGATGAATTAGTCGTACCTATGTTGGGGGATATTATTAGTGGTGATATTCATGATGAGTTGATGCTAACCAATGAGGACCATTTGGTGGGTCAGATGATTAGGGGAGCGCATCTAGTATCTCAAGCCCTTCTTTTTCTAGCCCCACATTTTAAAAAAATACGAGTTCCATGCGTCGTGGGAAATCATGGGCGAATGTTTAGAAAAAAACCTATGAAGAATAAGGCTATCTTAGACTGGGATTATATTCTGTATCAATTTGTAGCAGCATTTTGCAAGTCACAACCACATATCGAATTCCACATCCCTACGTCATATTTCACAACCTTTAAAGTCCATGAAAAAAATATTCTTATTATGCATGGGGACAGTTCAGCTGGAGGGGGTGCTTCTACTTCTATTATAAGGGCAGTTACAAATCTTCGATCAGTTCTTCACTACCGTAACGCATTAGCACCAGAAACTTATGATTCCATAAAAGATACCTCCAATATATCAACCGGTTTACCGCATAATTTTGATTCAGCATTCATAGGCCATTTTCATAGGATAGACGAATGGGATATTGGAACAGGTCAAGTATACATATGTGGTACGATGAAGGGAACTGACGAGTATGCCTTGTTTTCCATGGGAGTGATGAGCCAACCTTTGCACATAGTTTCGTATTTTCACCCAAAAATGGGGATGGTATGTAAGGAAACCATATTCCTTGCTCAATTTGATAATCAGCCTTCCCAATTTAGTGATGTGTTACCTGAGATATGGGCGCACAGTTCCGTACTTCCCTGAGTATAATGTTACAAGGGGGCCAAAGTGTCACAACGTCAAATAGAAGTAAAAATTAATGCAGCAATTACAAAGATCGTTGAAGATATCTATTCTTTGTCCCAAAAAAAGGTACCTGTTCAAACCGGACAGCTAAAAGCTTCTGGGAGTTTCCGAGCAGAAAAAACTGGGGGCAGAATTATTTACAGTGCACCTTATGCCTCTGTAGTTGAGTTTGGCTCTACTGGAACAGGGTCTACGGGATCCTATGTCAGCAAAATTAAAAAGCATGTTCGGACTACCCCAAGCGGTAAAAAAGTAAAGGTAAATGCTCATACAAAAACTTATTCATCTGGTAAACCTACCCGATTCGGGGATGGGAATTGGAGAATAGTAAACCCTAATCAATCTTTTACTGGCCGAAAATTCTTAACCTCTTCTGTACAGGAGATATTAGCTAAAGCATTTGCTCGACAAAATGGCCTTCAAGCATACATAAGATAAGAGGAGAAACCCATGCCGGATAATAAATTGAAAATCACCAATGAACAAGAATTCATCATAGAAAAACACTCAAGGATGGTCGGACGAGTCTTAGATCTTCTTGAGGCAGCCTTCCCAGAAGGCACCCAGCTTTCGACGATTAAGAAACTAGCCCAAGTCCCTTTATATGATTTCCGAACTGAAATTCTGGGGTTAATTACCAACGGAATTCCAACTACAGAAAAATAACAGTATAATAGGAGTAAGTATGGAATCAATAGACCATAATTGTGAGTGTAATGCCACAGGAACGTGTGCTTGCCAAGGGTGTGAGTGTACAGATGAACAAAAATCGGACTGTGGGTGTGGCAACTGGCAACAGTGTGCCATAGAAACACAAGATGAAGAAGGAGAATAAAATGATAAGAATTTTAACATTAGGCATCCAGTTTTTTATGCTGAATAGTGGTCAGTCCAAGGCGGGTAAAAGCGTGTTGAGCGAGGGTATGGACGTTATAACAGCTATTGGTAAGGCGATGAAAGATAAGAAGATAACTAATGCCGAAAAGAAAGCCGTAGTAAAAGAACTGAAAGAATTTTCTAAGGCTGCAACCGACTTATTAGATTCTATAGCAATTCCAGAATAGCTAGGATGAAATGTGGGGGAAGATTAACTTTAAGTTTCTCGGGACCCTGTTATTTATCGTTTGGGTAGGTATAGCCTTAGGGTCCTTCCGATATACGGGAATGATCGCAACATCTTTAGACCGTATTGAAACTCATATTAGTACCCCCACAATATCTGTAACTGAACCAGTGGATGTCGAAATTCCGCAAGAAGTATACTGGGCACTTGAGGACTTATGGCAAAGCCATGAACAATTAACGCAGATAATAAATGAAAATCGACACCAACTAGATGTCTACTACTATCAGATAGATGATATTTATAATCAACTTGAACAATTCCGTGCAAGCTTAGATGAGATAAGGTGGAATTAATATGAAACTTAACTTAAATCTCGCTACCATTAGCGTACTAGTAGGCTTTGCCACACAGATTGGTGGAGGTGTATGGTATTTATCCCAAATAGATGCCGCGGTAGCTTCTAACTCCACTAGTATACAAAAGCTCCAAGCTACCATAGAAGAACAGCCATACGACTATTTAAATGCTACGGTGGAAAGCTTAAACAGTAGGGTTGATGAGATCTCTATGACGGACCTACTTACCCTCTTCCAAATGTCAGGGGAGGAGACGAAAGAGATATCTGATCGCATCAGCGAACTTGAGAAATTAAATAGTTTGATTGAATTGAAGTTAGAATTACTCAGTGCAGGAGGCCCATAATGGGAGATATGAAACTTAACATTGGTATATTAGTGACTCTAGTCCTACAGGCAGCGGGGGTGATTTGGTATGTATCGTCTCTTGACAGCCAGATGAATGCTAATGCAGCACAGATAGAAGATTTAAAAACAGAACTACAAAGATATGAAGAATTAGACACCAAATCTTCATCGCAATTAGAAGGACGCCTCGACCAAATAGAACAAGTCCAAAAGGTGATCGATAATGAAATGAGGACTATTACCTCGGATCACATGGGGTTCGGAGACGCTTTAAAACAGCTGAATAAAGCTGGGCTTTTACCGTCTGGCGAAAAACGGGAATATGGGGGGTACTACTGATATGAATAATCTAAAAATTCCGATCGCTGTCGTAGGTGTCATTCTTGTCCAAGCATTCGCCGTAATATGGTATATGTCAAACCTAGACGCCACGGTGAAACGACTAGATGACACTGTAAGCAACTCGGCTATAGAACGATTCGGAATAATGGAGACTGAGATAGAAAATCTAAAAGGTCGGTTATTGTCTGAAGGTTCTGCCGAGATGGCGAAAGATGTGGGTGAACTAGATATACGTGTAGGCGAGATAGAAGAACTATTATTAGAATGGACAGAAGAAGGGGCCTTACATATTCACGACCCTAATTTTGATAAGAAGATAGATCAAAAAGTCACCACTCTTCGACAACGCATACAAAAATTAGAGGCTAATCAGGAGGTCATCTTTGAAGAGGCCCGGGGTATTAAATCGAAGGTGAAATAATAATGGGTAAAAACGGTAATGGGATAAACTTGTCAGAATCGGGGAAGGTTAATCTTGACATTAAATCCTTGGTTGGAATTGTTGCGATGTTATTGTCCATAGCCTCTGTCTATTTCACATTACAAGGAAAGATAACACAGTTGGAATTAGATGTAGTAAGGATGCAAGACACCTCACAAATGAATACTGAGTTCCGTATTAAGTGGCCTAGAGGAGAGCTCGGAGCTTTGCCAGACGATGCCGTTCAGGACATTAATATCAAATACCTTCAGGGTGAGATTGAGGATTTAGAGGATGTTATTGAAGAATTAGAAGATGAATTAGAGAGCCATTTGAATGATCGGAGTGCAGGACATTGATATGTTTAGGAAGTTAACGATTAAAGATTGGTTTATTGTCGGTGTAATATTTTTTAGTTTGTTACACTTAGTATCCTGCCGACACTTACCCTATATAGGGGAAGAGCAGCGTAGTTTAGAACAAGCAGAAAATACTGAGGAAGTAGTAACAGCACCTACCAACACATTGGAAGCCGTTTTACAAAGGGGGGCTTTGAAATGTGGAGTCAATGAAAACCTCAAGGGGTTCGGAATGAAGCTCTCTACAGGCAACTACGAGGGCTTTGATATTGATTTTTGCAAGGCTGTAGCTACGGCTATACTAGGGACACCGACAGTTGAGTACATTCCGTTAAATGCAGCGGAACGCTTTACAGCACTGTCAGACGGAACGATAGACGTACTTATTCGGAATACAACATGGACAGCCACAAGAGATATGAAACTAGGAAATAGTTTTGTAGCAACCACATTCTATGATGGTCAAGGAATTCTAGTTTATACAGACACAATGTATAAAGGATTAGATCTACTAATCATGCAGACTCTAACTCAGGGAACTGATACACTTATGGAACTTTCAGGTTCTACAATCTGTGTAGTAGCAGGAACAACAACATCTAGGAACATTCAAGAAACCTTTAATAATGCAGGGGTTCCGTTTAAACTACTTGAGTTTGAAACAAATATGCCCTTGAGAGCAGCTTTCGGTAGAGGCATATGCAATGCTATTAGTATGGATAAATCAGCATTACTATCATTCAAAGCTACCTTAGTTAACCCAGATGAACTTACATTGGCAGGGGCTACTCTATCAAAGGAACCATTAGGTCCAGTAACTAGAGATAATGATTCAGAGTTTTACGATGTGGTCCAGTGGACGATCTTTGGAATGATTCAAGCCGAAGAACTCGGTGTATCATCTGCAAACATAGATAGATATGTACAGCAACCCTTTGACCCCAAGATAGCTAAACTCTTAGGTGTAAGTTATGGGGGCAGAGAAGTATTGGATGTAGGGTTGGCTATTAGACCCCATTTTATGCAAGATGTGATCAAACAAGTCGGGAATTACGGAGAAGTGTATGACCGACACCTAACACCCCTAGGGCTAACTAGGGAGAACAGTTTAAATGCTTTATGGCAGGATGGAGGGTTGATTTACTCACCGCCCTTTAAATAATATGAAAAATTATCGAGGACATATTCCAAACAAAGAAGTACGAGACCATCAACGTGAAAAGGTCTACCATGCAGAAAGTGAGTGTCAGTATTGGAAAGAATTCATCTATATGACTGCTGAAGATGTAAGGGAACTCATAAAAGCAATTAGTGAGTGGGGAGGAATGAGGACTCCTATCATCAAACTTGCAGAGCAAAACTTTGAAGATGTAAGGGATGAAGATTTATGGTTAGTTGCAGGATCTGAGCCTATTTACAGCACCAAAACAAAAATAGTGCTGCCTTTCCCAGTAGCGCAAAGCTTACCGATCATCACGCATGAAATGGCACACTATCTTAATTATAATTCAATGCATCCTGACCATCATGGTCCATATTTTTGCGGGGTCTATTTGGAAATCGTAAAAAAGTTTTTAGGGGATGTCGAACATAGTCAATTACTAGAATCTTTTATACGTAATGGCATTCAGTTTAAAAAAGTAATCGTTCAACAAGTATAATAAAGGAAGGCTAGAATGAATAGAGATGAATTAGAAAAACACGTCAGAAACCACATTAAAATTGAATCTGGTGTTCCTATGAATGTATTTATGGCATTATGCAAAATTTGCGACCAAACAATGGCATCCGAGGTAGTTCAAAGACTACCAGATGATGCCAAAGTTTCAACAGTTTCCTGCAATTCATGTGGGGAGTTAAATTCGACGTTAATGTTTCATATTGATGTTCCACCAGATTTTGTACCAAAACCGGATGAAACAACTGAAAAAGAATAGGTTCTATATGACTTTATATCTATACTAGGAGCAATTATGGGTGATTCTTCGTACCAAGATGGTGACTTTATTTGTGAAACTGAAAATAAAACTTTATGGTTAACCATGCGTGAAGCGCTATTCATTGACGACTCATTGAGTATGCTTGTTGAAAAAGATTTTGGAGACGATGGATACAGTGCCATAAGACCTCTAGCACATAATGCAGGTATTCCAGCACCTATAGACCTCCTAGAAAAGATAGGCATGGCTGTATTGTTCACTACTGACGAAAACAATAAGGGTAAGTTAGCCTCAATACAGGTTAGTGATACTGATCTCTATATGTTACGGGAAATTGCTACTAGCTATATAAAAATAGGCACTGAGCCCGTAGGTTTTAATCTCAAAAGAAAGATATACGCACTTCTGCTTCAGTCAAAATATAAACGAGATCAAATAGCTCGGAATCTTCTATCCCAAGTCAAAACCGATGAGTAACTTGACACCTTTGATTATTTGATATATCTTTTTATTCAAATATGGGAGGAGCTATGCATAAACTCACAGCTATGTGCCTTAGGAACCAATCTACGATCCTTTTAGCCATTGGATTATCCGCATTGTTTCGAAACATCCCTACCGGGATTCTTTTTACCATAATTATTCGATTATGGATTAAGTACCATCGCTACATTGACAAATAAGAAATACTGGTTATAATGTAGTTAAACAAATAGAAAAGTATAGGAGAAAGACATGAAAAACTGGAACAAACAGCAAGTACAGGACCCCGAGCAGGCCTTATTTGAGTCTGAAGAGAAGGAATTAGAAGACCTAATGCGTGGCTTCGAACACAAACTACTACACGAAGAAATGGACCCTGCCTTTGATGCCTATATGGAAGAATCATGGCAGCAGGCTATTGAATCTATGGAAGATGATATAGCTAATGGGGAGGCAAACTAATGGGATCAATTAACTATGAATTTGAATGTACCAACTGTAGCCCAACATGGTATACAGAACAGCCCAACTATTTAGACATGACCTACCCGGGCAATAAAGAAGCTTTGGCACAGTACGATGATGTATTGTTCGCCTACTGCACTAATTGCAAGTGTAATACTGAGTTTTCCCCGATTAACCAAGAACCTGTGTCGTTTGAAGAAGCGTTATGGGCTAGCACCAAAATATAAGGAGATGAGTAAATGAGTAGTTCACAATTATTATCAGATTATGACCCAGATAAAGATGAGGGACTCCAAGATTTTTTAGCTATTCTGGAATTAGCTAAAATAGTTTCGGGGGATAAGGAAGCACGGGACCGCTATGATGCCAAGCATGAAGAGTGGAAAAAGAATAATCCTAAGCAATGGGCAGCAGATCAGAAAAAAATCAAAGAAATAGAGGAGAGAAACGATGATAGATAACGTCCGATTAGCAAAGAAGTATACGCGGGTAGACGCAGAGCACATAGTTAGGAATGGAGATGAATCAGGATCTTCGTTAGGTATACCCCAAACCCCCGCAGCTGGGTATGCCATCCATCGAGTGATTGTTGATATAGCAATTTTACCCCATGAAGGGAGTTTTAATCGAGGGGCCTATATAGGACATGGTGACTATACCGATGCAGATATAGGTAGCGGTTTATTAGAGCATTTCTTTAAGTGGTTAGAGCTTTGCCAACCAGAACATGGGGGGAAATCTTTAGATCCAGACATCTTTCTTGATTCTGGATTCTATTATAAATATTTAGGGAGTTCTGAAGAACAGGTTATTGGACAGATAGACCCTATTCCAACAAAAGTAATTCAATAATGAAATACACATATACTCTACACAGAACTTACACCACAATATCCCCACAAATGCATGTGGAAGCTGATACATGGCTTGATGCTCGTGTTTTGATACAAAGATCCATTAAACAGAACAACGCCTATAAAGATGCGAAAATAATTCGAGTATATCATGACCCGGGAGAATGTTAGATGGGCCCAAAAAACATAAGAACTATTCTTCTTCCATATATATCCCGAAACGGGCACAATATACACAGTAAAATTGTAGGTGGTGGAATTGAAAAATTTACTAAAAACATTTATGAAGTATTTCCAAAAGCAATTCCGGTTGAAATTACATCCGAGGATCGAAAAGCAAAAAAGACAAAGCAAATTTATCTTGAAGCTGTAAATAAATATAGTCCAGACCTTATCATAGTTAATGATATTGATTCATATTGGTTATATCCTCAAATAGAATTAGGAATACCGACAATCGCAATTGCCCATGAACCACTTACGGGAGACATTCGTTATCTAGCGTGGTGGAGAGGAATGCAAAAATTTATTGATGCTGGGGGCCATTTATATTTTGTTTCAGAGTATCAACAAAAGTTTCATGCTCGTAACGTGGAACGAATTACGGGGGCTCCATTGCAAGGCATAAAGGGCATAATAAACTCAGGTTTTGCAAATGGTACTGAACAAGTAAAGAAAAATAGTTCTTATGATGCTGTAACAATTGGAAGAACCGATACAACAAAAAATCCCTTCCTGCTGCATAAGAAATTATCGGGGACTGGGCTCTCATCTTGTATTATTACGAATGCAGAGAATTTTCAACAGAATAAAGCACAGCAAAAGTATTGGGATGACAATCTTTATTGGAAAGACCCACAACATACCTACAGAGGCCTAAATCATCAAAATACTCTGGATGTAATGGCTACAGCACAATGTTATGTGTCAACTATGCCAATTGAATCGTGGGGGATTACATGTATGGAAGCACTTCTTCACGGGTTACCTGTTATTCTTTTATGTAATCAGAGTGGGAGGCATGCTTCGGAAACCATACCTGCTGAATCTTGGCATTACAAAATATTGAAGAAATCCTGTTCACAGAAAGAATTAACTGACGCCATTGAAGAATTTCGATCCTATACATATAAAGATAGATTAAAAATAAGCGAAGAAACTAAGAAAAAACATAGTAAAGAGAAATGGGTTAGTGCATGGAATGCTATGTTACAAAAACTGTAATTAATGTATACTAAGGGGTCAGAGGCATGATCTACAACATGTCTTCTAGCCTTCTCCTGAGTAAGAGTGAAAACTGCTCAATATGAATTAGGAGGAAACATGCTGCAATCTTTTATAAATACACCTTTATCTAGGCACCAAGAATTAGTTATAGTTTTGGCCATGTTAAAAACTCTTGATGACAATGACCCCAAATCTAAAAAAGAAAAAACTAGGCTTATCAGTTTAGCTGATGATTATTTTGAGGCATTGCCAGATCTGGAATTAGAAGTGATTAAGGCTAGTGCGGATAAACTTATATCTGCCGGTTTCCCTAATATAACTGAAGAAGGATTAATGGACCATTTAGAAACTGTTACAAAAGACTTGACACCATAGAAGATATGATATATTATTCTATAATAATGAATTAGGAGAGGCATTATGGAAATAGTAGTTATATCACAGGAGCAAGTAGCAGCAGCGATAGCGCAGCACATAGGATCCGAAATCAGATTAAGCAATGTAACCAAGACTGGATCATACAGGACCTTTCTATTTGAAAACGAAATAGAAGAGGGTACCGTGTCAGAGAAATCAAAGTTAGTTTGGGATACTATTGCCACAGATGAAAAAGGCCATAAATGCCCCGGTTATCGCAGAGTCACATATGCTACCACAAGACACTTCAATATTGAGGGAGAAGAACTTCAATATCAAGTAAAATAGATCACTCGAATACGGTTTCCTCCGTATAGTCCCTCCGGTACCGCTTCATACTGGGGGGACACCTTGTTATAATAACTTTGGAGCAATGTACAGCGCTTTTGTGGCTTGTGGTTGGATCATTGTTTTCGTGCTCTAAGACCTAACAGCACTGTGGCTGCTAGCATAGCCAATGAGATATGGCAGGTGTAATCCCACTTTGCTAGCAGCTGCTGGTACACCTATAAAATTGAGGGGAGAAAAGAATGGTAAACAATAATCTAGAAACTGAACCAATACCGATATTCCCTATCACACAAATATCCGAATGTTGTGATGCAGAAAGCTTGGTCGATACAGATGAAAATATTGGATTTTGTAAAGCTTGTGAGATGTGGAGCCCCTACTATAATATTAAGGAGGATGGATGTAATGGGTAATAGAGCAGCACAAATGCTATATCAACTCTGGAAAGAGAAAGAAGTATTAAAAAGACTTCCCGGTAGACCTACTGAATGGCAGTTAAGACAAGACTATCTAAATACCTTCCCACAGCGTAATGTGACAGAAAAAGATCTTATT